GTGTTCATCCTTCCGGCATGGGCCAGCCACACCCGGAAAGAGCGCAATGATTTCCGCTTGATATAACTCGTCTCTATTCTCATATCACCTCCACCAATCCCAAAGAAACCAGCCGACCATGGCTGTGAGCCAGAGGGCGAGCAAGATTTGAATAATTACCATTTGTCCACCACCGGAATAAACCCGCCGGGCTGCTTGACGTTGCCTATCCCATTTGGCGTGATCATGGGAGGCTGGCCTTGGTCGATCTCGGCCGCCCTGGGATGGCTCCAGATGAAGTCCTCGCGTTTCATCAGGTTGATTTGCGAGGGTGACGCAAGCACGGGCTCAGGCAGCGCTGGCTGTTCTGCGACCCAGCCCCGCACGAACTCGGCATGGCGGTTTGGCAGTTGCTTACCAAGGATGGCGGCCGCGATTTCGGACATGGATGCATCCTCGCGCATGTATCGTCCCTGGTCGCGCAAGTGGCGTATGGCCTGGGCGCGGGTTTCTTGCGGTGTTGGTTTCATGCTCCTATCTCCACGAGTACAAATCCTTGTTTTTTGGAATCTCTCGCCACATCAATCGTGACGGGTCGAAAACACCTGTCGTCAATTCCGAGTGCTTCTGCCACGCCATCCAGCGCCGCCTTACAAGCAGCCAGCATGTTGTCTAAATCTCGGTGCCGGCCGTCAGGTGCGACGAATGTGATGCTTAGCGGGTACCTGTCAGCCTTGGTCAGCTCATTGCGCCCCAATGCCTGCAGGGTTGCCCAGCGGCCGTCTTGTTTTGCTCGAATATTCGCCGCATGGCTGGATTGCCAGGCAGTACCGTTTTTGCGGTTTGGCATGAGCCTTGAGTCGATCCAAGGCAACTTGATGTGCAGGCGATCGATGTTCATGCCGCTGCCTTTGACATCCGGTACTGCCTGATGATTTCCTGTTCCAGTTCCATCCTTGCTTGTTCTCCGCGCTTCTTGCCGACCAGCTCCAAGTACGGCTTTCGTTGATCAAATGGCCACTTCAAAACTTGCCTCGCTTCGCATTCCTTCCTGTACTGCTCCATCCCTTCTGAGTTCTTAACCTTCATCCTCTTAAACCCCTTAACCCTTGTCCCTGTATCCATCCTTTCTGGTGGGCAAGACTCAGCCATCCCTGCTGAGCCTTTACATGCCATCCCTTCCGGAGCCGCATGACTCGCCAGACTTTCCGATCCTGGGCTCTAAGCTTCGCCACCCATGCTCCTGTTTCAGACCTATCCCACAGTAGGAGCCTCTTCCCTTGCCGCTGTCGTTAAACCATGGCCCGACCAGCAAGGTGCTTTGAATCACTTGGCGGTCAGAACCCTCCGCAGTTGCATCGCCAACGGAAACGTTCCCAGGCGCTGGTGGGCGTCGTTGAAGTCCTCGCCCAACTTGTCGCTCATCCAGTACGGCCAGCCGATTTCACGCGCTACGCGCTCTCCGGTGCCGCTGGCGTCGTGATCGGCCAGCACAACACCACCAGGCAGGCCCTGGGCGATCTTTTTCATGTTTCCGGCAGAGAAGCAGACATGCAGGATGTAGGGCGTTTTCAGGTTGCGAAGCACGGCCTGGGCAGATAGCGCGGTGGCGTAGCCTTCGCACAGAAAATGTTTGCCGCGCTGGCCCATGACGAATTCCGCACCGCTGGATCGCTGGCCGTATAGAAACTTCTTTTCGCCCGCAGCATTGATGCGCTGGCAGCCGACGATCTCCCGGCCTCGACGCATCGGGATCAGAATGTCGCCATCCGTCCAGATATTGGCCTTGTGCTCAGGAAAGCCCTTCCGCTCGAAATAATCGTGCCCACCCATGACGCATTCGGATAGCATCTGCGCGGCCTTTCTGGCGGCCTGCTGCGCCCTTCTGTGCGCCTGTTCTTCTGCCGCCCTGCTATCGCGCCGGATGCGCTGGATTACGTCTTTGGTGGTTTCGCCTCGCCAGATAGCGGGCTCATCCATGTTGGCCCAGTTCTGCACAAAGCCGACATCACCCAGCCACTTGACCGCGCCGTTTCGGTGGCGCGGCTTGTCCTCGGTTTTCACCCGCACCCATCGCCCGACTGGTGGCAGGCCATCCAGCATCACGCCGTAGCCACGGCAGAAGGAAACGAAGTCTTGCGTCATGCGGCCCTCCGTGGTTTTCTGTTTTTCGCCGCCGCGCTCATCCGCGCCCTAGACTCGGCAGACCGTTTATTCGTGCCGTTCTTGCGCATCGTCAATACACGCTGCTCTGCCGACGTTATGACCTCGCGCCATTCGTCGGTCGCTAGCTTGAACCTAACCCCATGTTTCCCTGGGCGCTGAGTCGCCACCAAATGCCTAATAGCACCAATGGACACACAGAACGCCCTTGCCGCGTCCGCCATCTTTTTGAAATGACGGCCATCGCTGCAATCAACCGCTATCCAGCGACTGGAAGCATTAGCGGCAATCTTGGCGCGAGCCTGCCTCCACTCTGGCGACGAATGGATTCTGGAAAATTTTTCCTTTGTTTCAGGGTTGAGCCATACGTTCCGAACGAAAGCAGATGTGTTCAGGTCCGCATTAAGGTGATCTATCCACTCTTGTTCAAGGCGGTCCAAGTCCTGAATGTCACATTCTTGAAGAATCTCATACCGCAAAAGATTGCCGTGCTTATTCCAGGCGGCCTGCAGCCTTTCGGAGTGATGTTTTCCATGTCGCAGGTTGCTGCGATGCTCATGCCATCTGCGTTCGATCTTGTTGCTGCTTCCAACATAGACCGATCCGTTTGGCGTCGAAATGCTGTAGATTCCGCAATGAGTGATTCTGTTGCTCATGCCGCCACCTTCTTGGATTTTGCATAAGCAATTTGGCGACTCTTTATCCAACGAGCGACTTCTGGCGTCACCTCGATTTCGCGGCTTTCCAGCCCTCTCGGCCACACAGAAAAGCGTTCGCGGTATTTATGGGCCGCCCACCCGTCGCTGTAATTCCGGGCGCGGGCCACATGCAAAAGTTGGCTGTACCACTCCTGCTTGATCTGACGATCAGCGATATTCTTGCCGCCGTCGATCTCTTGCAGCTCGCCGGGTTGAGTGATCACTTCGTTGAACATGGGACGCACGAACCCGCAGCACGCGCACGTATCGGACTTGCCAGCCCAGACGGTGCCGCATCGGGGGCACGTGGCGCGCTCCTTCTCCACGGCGGAGCGCTCTTTGCGCGGCTTCTCGCGGCCCTCGTCGATTTCGTGGACGCCGTTGAAATACAAGTCTTCCCACTGATCTTGAAAGCCCAGATAGTTCCCGCTGTGGCAAAGCCAGAGCGCGAATTCCTTGCCGGGATGCCCGCGCATCACGCGGCCCATCTGCTGGACGTGCGAAGAGAAAGACTTCGAGAATGGCCTGGCCGACACACCGATCATCACGTCGGAGACATCGAACCCCTTGGTCAGGATGTCCGTTGCGATCAAGCCGTGGATCTCAGTGTCGGGCCGCTCGAAATCCTTGATGACCTCGGTCTTGAAGTCGTCATCGTCCTTGTAGGACAGGCTCACGAAGTTGTAGCCAGCCTCCGCGAACTTCTGTGCCAGGTCGGCAGCATGGGCCACTCCGGCCGCAAATACGATAGTTTTGCGCGGCCCCCCGAAGACCTCGGTTGTCTTCTTCACCCATTCCGAAACCACATCGCCGGTGATTTTGATGCCGCGCACCCCGGCTTCCTTTTCTGACCATTCGCCCGCAACCTTCTTGGCCCCGGTCATGTCGATCTCCTTGCCGACATACACTCGCAGGGGCACAAGGTTTCCCTTGCTCACAAGCTCGTGCGTGGTGACCTCAGAGATGATGTTCGAGTAGATCTTCCCGAGACCCTTCGTGAACGGTGTGGCTGACAGGCCGACAACCTTGATCTTCGGATTGTTCTTGATGAATTCAACCGTCTGGCGGCGCGTCTGGTGCGCCTCGTCCACGATCAAAAGATCCGTGTCTGGCAGTGTGCCGCGCTTCTCGAGCGTCTGCGCACTGCACACTTGGATACGCTCGTACGGGCGAAAGCGCCAGTGGCCCGACTGCAATACACCATGATCGATGCCATATTTGTCCAGCCGTTCGCTTGTCTGGTTGCACAGGACGATGCGATCCAGAACCATGGCGGCGCGGTTGAACTTCTGCGCGGTCGCAACCATGAGACTGATTGCCATTTCCGTCTTGCCCATGCCCGTCGGGCCATAGAGCATCTGTGCCCGGTTTCCATCCCGAAAACCTTGGCGCAAGGCCTCCATGAGGGTGTTCTGATAGTCCCGAAGCTCGAGCTTATTCATGCCGCCACCTTCTCGGCCTTTTGGAACGCGAAGCCCTTGGTGTGCTTCCGTTTGCCGGATAAGCACATGCTTATGTTTCCACGACTGGCACCAAGGGACACCGCAGCTTCAGACAACGACACATATCGGATCGACTGGCCAGTCAAAGTGTTCGTTGCAATGATCGAATGTCGCTGCCCAGCACACCATCGTCCAGATGCTTTCGTGGATGCAACGCGGCGCGCGATAGCCTCGGGTGTGTGTGCCTTCCTAATGTTTTCCGATAGCATGCGTTTGACCGCAGGAGAACGTTTTCTCGTATTCCTATTGGCACTCCGCGCTTCCTGGCTCATGGTCGTCTTAATAACTTCGTGCGGATCATTTGATGACGCGCTGTTGTATAGGCGGCCGCTTTTGAAGTAGGCGTCGAGTATGTCCTGTTCGAGCTGCATCGCGGCTTCCTTAGAGCCGCACTCCCTCATCGGACGGAAGTCAAAAGCGGCCTCGCCGTCACAATCCCATGCGCGCTGCAAATGGATGCAGTGGTGGTCTCCACGACGAAGGGCGTTTCTGTGGGCCGCAAAACGTCGGGCCGTGTTCGTGCTGTATCCAACGTAGACCTTCTGTTGGAACCTGTGCCAAATCCCGTATACAGTGATCGTGTTCATGCTGCGGCCTTCATGAGCTTTTCGAGCTTCCGGCGCTGAGACACGCATTGCCGTTTAAGCTGTTCGTTTTCCGTCATGTATTGATCGCGCATGGACTTGACCGCATCCAACTCGGCTTCGAGCGCTTTCACCTGGGCGCGCAGTTCCTTGATGGTGGTCTGGGCCAATAGCTTTTCGTCGTCAGTCGCGTCCATCGCTTCGACGGCTAGCCGGTCGCGCAACTCCTCGTTCTCTTGCGCTATTTCGTTGATCGTGTAGCGCGCTTCGGCCAGCTCGTCCATGTGGTCATGGGCAGGGATGTCGGCGGGGCGCTCGTTGACTTTGCGTCCAGTCGCCTTGTGTGCCGCCTTCTTGATTGCCGCTTTCGTCGGCTCTTGCCCGGACCGAACGCGGTCTTCGACTGCCTTCTCAATCGCGCCAGGCTGCGCTTTCTCAGCGTCTCGGAGGATGCGAGCTTCGTGGATTTCCTTGCGCGACAGACCAATGTCGGCGGTTGTTGTTTCAACGTTCCCGGTTGGAACTTTGAAATTTCTTCCGCCGCCGTGTCCAGCAACCTCACCGCGCTCTTGTGCGGCATCGTATTCATCGGCCAGGCGCATCTTGGCTCGAGCCTCAATCAGCGCGGCATCGGCTTGTGCGCGATATACCGCGCCAATCACGTCATCGTGCGCCTGCTTCGCTTTGGCGATCCGGGCCGTGGTTTTTGCGACGTCATAAGCGACTGAGGCCAGCGCCTTGGCTTCCAGCAGCTCGCCGCTGGTGCGGGCAGAAACCAGCGCGCTGGCGGCCCGGTCGATCAGCGCTGGCAAACTCGCCATATTGTTTGCCGTCGCTTCCATTTCCACTACACTACTCATGCTCATACCTCCAAAGCGTTGTGAGCCGCGCCCGGATCAGCAGCTACTGATGCCGGGCATTTTTCTTGCACGCCGGCTGCCGCCAGCGCGGCTTCGGGCGCCATGAATCCGCCATCGAGCAGAATCTGGATGGCTTTTTTGAGCAGCGCCGTTTGTTTTCCGTAGGCGGCTTCAAAGCGCGTCTTGTATGGGTGAACCGGGATCACGCCGCTGATGCCCATGTCCTGGTGATGGGGGCCGCATAGGGGCAGAACCAGCCAATGCGCATCGGGTTTGGTGCGACCATCGATGTGATGGATGCTCACGTAGTCCGTGTACATGCCCTCTTGACGGCAGGCGATGCAGCCGACGACAGATGCGAGCAAGTCGTGAAATCGCTTTTCGGATGCGTTCGGCGCCCTGCCCTTCATGCCGCGTGACTTCATGCGCTTGAGCCAGTCGGCAGCCTCCTTGTCGGCCGGCCTAAACGAAATGGGCGGCGCTTTGGCGGTCCTGCGCATCGGCGTCTTGCGCTGCAGGGGCTTGGCCGGCTTGGTGAATGTGCTGTTCCAGGTCATATCGTCCGTCCGATGCTGGTAGGCGACCAGCGAACACCCTTCTCTGCCCCGAAGGCGTGAGCCAATTCGATCAGTTCAGACAGTTCACGCACGGTCATCTTGCTGGTGCGTTGGCCCAGCAAAACCATGCCGCCGTCGATTCCCATTGCCATACGGGTCTCACGCTTTAAGCTGGCTGTGAGAATGTCTTTCACTTCTTCGGGCGACACCTTGACGAGCTCGCCATTGACGACAAAATCAACCTGCCGGCTTATGTCAGTCAAAATTGACCAGAGCATGTCGTTTTGCGCCAATGAGCGGGTCTTCGGTTTGATCTCAACCCGGCACCCTTCCGGCGCGTTCGCAATTGCATAGGCGGCATTGCGACGCACGTTTGGGCTTACAAGGTTGAATACTTGGCGCTCCATTACGCAGCACCTTGAGCCGACTTCAACAGCGCCAACAAGTCAGGAAGCGCCTTAGTAAGGGCTGCCATAGCCTGCTTCTGCTTTACTGTGTCGTCCTGTAGATACTTCTCTATGAGCCAGTAGATTGGCGTGGTGTCACCCGTCGCATCGATATACTTTTCAAGATCACCCACCGACAGGCGGCGTGGATCATCCGGGTTGTTTGCCAGCTTGCGCGATAGCTCTGACTGGCTCATGTCCATATCAGCGGCAATCGTCTTTAATGGATTGCGGTGGCTGTAGGCGCCCTGTCTCACGCAATCCAAGAGACTGGCGTGTCGCTCAGTCAAACCCGGCGTGAAATCAATGGTCAGTTGGGTAGCGGAATTAAGCGACATGAGAATTTCCTGTAGTTTCCGGTAC